TTGATGGTGTGGAAGGCAGAGATGTTGATGTAATGGGATATGCAGATCCTGAAAAACAAGCCAAATATAAAGAGTTGTCTAAAAAGAAATTTAAAGCACAAGCCCAATTGCGTAAACTTGAACGGTCAGATAGATATAAAATTGCACGTGCAAATGAACTAGCAAAAGAAATGGGCATAGACACTGGCGATGGAAATGTAAAATTTACAGCAGAAGGACATGTTCCTACAGTAATTAATGGCAAGGCTGTTGATCAAAGTTTACTTACTGAACGAGAAAAACAAAAAATTGGAGCTGCACAAGAAATGCGTAGTGCATTTGAAGGTAGAAAAACATCATCACTACAAACAGATCCAGTTACTGAAACAGCTAATCCTGCAATTAAACAAGCAGAACTTAATAATCCTAACACTACACCATTAAGTCAAGCACAGGGTGAAGCGATAATAGCTGAACTAAAAGAAAACAATAGACTATCGAGAAAGCAAACAGACACAATTGAAAATACTGCATAAGCGGTTGACAAATATCGATAAATATAGTAACATATAAAATAAAGAGATAAACATGAGTTGGAAAAAACACTTTACAGTATACCAAGGCAAAGAAGCCAAAAGTAGTAACAAGGGCGTAGGCAGTAGCGGAAGCACTAGCCGGTTCCAAAGTTGGCTACCAGAGGTATACAGCGGTATGCCAAACAGAGTCGAACGCTATATGCAGTACGACCAAATGGATATGGACAGTGAAATCAACGCTGCTCTTGATACTATTGCTGAATTCAGTACACAGTTTGATGATGAAACTGGAACACCTTTTAAGTTTGTGTACAAAGGCGATCCTAGTGAAAGCGAAAGCAAAATTCTAGAACAAGCACTAAAGCAATGGTGCAACTTAAATGACTGGGACAAACGTATATTTAAAACGTTTCGTAATGTTATTAAGTATGGCGATCAGCCGTTTATCCGTGACCCAGAAACATGGGAACTAATGTATGTTAACCCACAAGATGTACTCAAAGTAGTTGTTAACGAAAGCGAAGGCAAAAAGCCAGAGCAATACATTGTTAAAAATTTAGACCTTAACTTACAAAACAAAACAGCAACTGAACCTCTAGAGCACAACAATAGCTTTAGTGGCGGAACATCTGCTGGTGGATTTGCAAGCATGGAAGGTCGCAGTTATGGTGCCACAAGTAACAGTGGCACAGCCGGTATTGAAATGCAAGAATTTGCTATTAATGCTGAACACATGATGCATGTGGCAATGACTGAAGGTATGGATGTAAACTGGCCGTTTGGTACAAGTGTGCTTGATCCAATCTTTAAAACATACAAACAAAAAGAATTACTGGAAGATGCTATCATTATCTATAGAGTACAACGTGCGCCAGAACGCCGTGTATTTTACGTAGATGTAGGTAACATGCCTCCACACAAAGCCATGGGCTTTGTTGAAAGAGTTAAGAACGAAATACACCAACGCCGAATTCCAAACAAAACAGGCGGTGGACAAAATGTAATGGATGCTCAATACAATCCACTTAGTATTATGGAAGACTATTTCTTTGCGCAAACTGCTGAAGGCAGAGGTAGTAAAGTTGATGTGTTACCAGGCGGTACTAACTTGGGTGAGATTGATGACTTAAGATTCTTTACAAATAAAATGCTTAGAGCATTGCGTGTACCCAGTAGTTATTTGCCAACAGGACCAGAAGACGGTAGTGCAACATATAACGACGGACGTGTAGGTACTGCATTTATTCAAGAACATAGGTTTACAAAATATTGCCAACGTTTGCAAAATCTTATACAACCAATTTTTGACCAAGAATTTAAATTGTTTCTCAAAAATCGAGGCTTTCAAATTGAAAGTGGATTGTTTGACTTACGATTTATTGAACCACAGAGCTTTAGTCAGTACAGAGAAATCGAAATTGACAATGCAAGAGCTGGAGTATTCAACCAGATAGACGGGGTAGATTACTTGAGCAGACGCTTTATACTTAAAAAGTATCTTGGACTTAGTGAAGATGAGATACTAGAGAATGAAAGCATGTGGAAAGAAGAAAATCCAAATGCATCTGGATCAGCTGGCGGCGACGAAAGCGGATTGAGTAGCGTTGGTATCCGTCCAGGATTAGATGATGCTCCAAGTGGCAATTTTAGTATGGACGATGACGGTGATCTAGGCGATGAAGCTGAAGATGGAGAATCACCAATCAGCGGCGATGAAGCTGATACCGACACAGGAGATGAAACATGAAGTTTCGTGAGTTGAGAGAATACTATGAAGCTGAGGATGATAACTTCAATTCAGCTAAAATAGATGACACACGTAAGAACAGACTAACGTTAAATCATTTAAACAAATTGCGTAAAAAGCGTGAATTAGAGCGTTTAGAGAAGCAACAACGTACGAATGATTACAGTCAAATCTACAGTAAACCAGCAGAATAATATACTTAGCACAGTGGTCAGACCATTAAAATACCACTTTTTGCGTTTTTCTATGCTTTTTTCATAGTAAAATGCTTTGGTTACTAAATATCATTGACTTTGTAACATATTGCTGTGTCACATCATTGAGGAGTAACGCAAAATGGATAGTAAAACAAAACTAGAAAAAGTCCTCGAACTAGTGATCAACGAGGAGACTGAACAAGCCTCTGATCTACTACATGATATCTTTGTAGAAAAATCACGTGAAATTTACGCTGATTTAATCGAAGAAGATGCCGAAGTAGAAGACGTGATCGAAGAAACCGAGGATCAGGTTGAAGAAGAAGACCTGGACGAAACAATCGACGTAAGTGACAGTGAAGCTGACTTCATTGACGACATCGAAGATGCACAAGACGAAATTGAAGCAGAAGAAGTTTTCGGCGAAGACGAAGACGAAGCTGAAGCTGAAATGGATCTTGCAGACGAAATGGGCGGAGACGACATGGAAGACAATGCACCAGATGCAGAAGAAGCCATGATGAACGTAGAAGATGCTCTAGAAGAACTAAAAGCTGCATTTGCAGAATTAACTGGTGACGACGATGAGCCAGCTGATGAAGCACCAGAAATGGATATGGATGCTGAAGAAGAAGTTGAAGAAATGGCTTTTGAATCAGACGATGCAGACTCAGAAGAGTTAGAAGAAGGCGCTGATATGAAGGCTGTAAGTGTATCACACACTGACGGTTCCGACAGTACTGGTTCACCAACAGGCCCAGGTGATAAAACACTTGGCAACGGTAAGCCAATCGACATCGCTGGAGACTCGGAAGAAACTGGTGGTAGTGCTCCTGCCGCTAAACCAATGGGTGTAGACGGACCACAAGAGGCCGGCGAACCACGTGCGGTTAAGGGGTAATTGATTATGTTTACACCACTGAGAGAAATTGTACAACCTAACGTAGCAGCTATTACTACCGAATCTGTTGAAGAGAATGGTAATAAGAGCTTATACATGGAAGGAATTTTTATTCAGGGTGGTGTGAAGAACCAAAATCAGCGTGTATATCCCGTAAATGAGATTTCAAATGCAGTGAATTCATTGCAAGAGAAGATCAAAGGCGGAAATACCGTATTAGGTGAAGCAGATCACCCCGACGATTTAAACATAAACCTGGATCGTGTTAGTCATATGATTACTAACATGAGCATGAAGGGAAATGACGGAATCGGTAAACTAAAGATGTTACCCACTCCCATGGGTAATATTTGTAAAACGTTACTAGAAAGTGGCGTAAGACTAGGTGTCAGCTCAAGAGGCAGTGGCAACGTTGACGGAAGTGGAAATGTATCGGACTTTGAAATCATTACAGTAGATATTGTAGCGAATCCAAGTGCGCCAGATGCATATCCAGATCCAATTTATGAACAAATTATGAACCACAGACGTGGCAATACAATTTGGGACGTTGCAAATGCGGTAAAGCATGACAATCAAGCGCAAAGATACCTCCGAAGTGAGGTAATCAACTTCATCAAAGACCTAGGGAGAGATTGAAAATGACTCAAGAAATTGAAAAAATTCTCGGCTCTGAGGTACTCAGTGAGGACGTGAAACAAGGTATTAGCGAAGCATGGGAAGCACAAATTGCGGAAGCACGTGAGAATATCACTGCTGAACTACGTGAAGAATTTGCAGGACGTTATGAAAATGACAAAACGCAGATCGTAGAAGCAATGGATGTAATGCTAAATGATACCATTAAGACAGAATTAAATGAATTTGCAGAAGACAAGGCTAAACTAGCACAAGACCGTGTTGCTTATAAAAAAGCAGTCAAGGAACATGCTAAGTTGCTGGACACATTCATTATGTCTACTCTTAAAACAGAAATCACAGAACTCAAAGAGGATCGTGAAGCACAGAAGCAAAACTTTGGTAAATTGGAAGAGTTTGTACTCGGCCAGCTAACTAAAGAGCTAAACGAATTCCATGACGACAAACGTTCACTTGTTGAACAAAAAGTCAGAATGGTAACCGAAGGCAAGAAAGTAATTGCTGAAGCTCGTGCTAACTTTGTTAAAAAAGCTGCAACAAAAGTTGAAAATATCATTGAGAATACACTCAAAGGAGAACTTTCAACACTTAAAGAAGATATACAGACTGCTAAAGAAAATAACTTTGGACGTCAAATCTTCGAAACATTTGCTGCAGAATTTATGACAAGTACACTAGCAGAAGGCACACAAGTTGCTAAACTAAATCGTTCACTTGTTGACTTAGGTCAACAGTTAGATGAGGCGAAGCAGGAACTTACTACTAAAGATGTATCCATCATGGAGGCCAAGCGTGATGCTAAGATTGCAAAAGATCTTACAGACCGTAAAGCCGTAATGAACGAAATGATGGCACCTCTAAGTAAGGACCACAAGGAAATTATGGGGGCATTACTAGAATCAGTGAAAACTGACAAGTTACGTGATGCGTTCAACAAGTATCTTCCAAATGTATTAAACGAAGATGCTAAAGTTTCTATAAAAGAAAAGGCAAAGCTCACCGAAAACACTAAAGTGGTAACTGGTGATAAAGCGAAACGTCAGTCAGAGACTGGATCTGCCGAAATTATTAACTTGAAAAAGTTAGCCGGTATTAATTAAGGAGATACTATTATGGCAAACCTATTTGAAAATTGGTCAGCTACCAAAGACGCCCTTACAGACGGCTTGGCAGGTAACAAAAAAGCAGTAATGGAAACAGTACTAGAAAACACAAAGCGTTCACTTTCTGAAAGTGCAACAGCTGGTGCTACTATGGCTGGGAACGTTGCTACTCTTAACAAAGTTATCCTACCAGTGATCCGCCGTGTTATGCCAACAGTTATCGCCAACGAATTAGTTGGTGTACAGCCTATGACAGGC